AGCGTTCGCATAATGCCGACTATGTAAAATAACGCCGATTTGCCCAAGGGAATGGTTGCAAATCGGCTATGTAACATAATCAGGCATCACATTATGCGAACTCTCAGTCCCCAAAAAATTCATTCATAAATTTATGTGCCAAGAACCAATAAAGAGGATATGCAATCGCAAATCCGACAACGACTAACACATCGATAATTGTAATATTATGCAAAAAATCCATATTGCCCACCTAATCAACTTCTGTAAGTGAATCTTGAGCAAATGTAGTAACTTGTTCAAGAATATCAAAAGCTTTATCAATATCTTGTTTTTCATCAAAGATATGACATTTAACCAAAATATCAATTGCTCCTGAAAGTTCATTCATATGTTTGAGACATTCGAAAGGAGTCAATGAGGAATCAATTACCTGCTGAGCTTTGTTTTCAAGATGCTCAAAAATCCGTTGTTTATTGTGAATCATATGCCCCTTAATGCTCAATTTTTAACTTAACAGACTTCGCTAGTTAAGCTAAAAATTCGAGCTCATAATCACTTATCAAAGACCATGTATTGCTAAAATAAGAACGATCTTGGATTCAACCAAATAAGCTAGCTAGGTCGCTCAGCGCTCCCATTTATTAAGACGCTAGACTATTTTGAATCCCATTTTTAGAAATATTTGTTGTTTTCCAAGTAATGAATTTAAAGGTCACTATCATTAAGAACAGCAGGACGAATGTGGTTAAAATAAATCCAGCCAAAAATAACAAAAACGTTTAGCAAGATTAAAGATAACTCAATGTAATCAACTTTATGCATTTTTATTTCCCCCCAATTTGTTCCTTAATAATACAAGAAAAATTTAGTTAGTAATCAAAAAGAAAAAGAACTTTGTGCATTAGCCCCATTCACAGTAGAACGTTGTAAATTTGACTGTACTTGATTATTAGCTTGCACAGGTTCAACAACATTAGACACTTGGGTAGTAGTAGGATGCTGCACAGCTTGTTGATATTGGTTTTGAGCAAAATAATTAAATGGACGATCACCCTTAATAATCCGCTTGCAATCGGACGGGTTAAGATCATGAACAATTGTACCTTGTTGAGTATAACCAACTAACTTACCGTGACGATCCGTCATGCAACCAGATAAAACAGGTTTAGCCGTAACTTGATAAGTAACAGTTTCTTGAATCTTATCGGCAGAATCAAAAGGCTTAGACGGGTCATAACTAACTTGCTGTATCGTAGAGCCTACAGACTCACCATTTTTTGTTAAACGATTGAAATATTCTTTACATTCAGGCTTATCAACATTTACCCCCTTACGGCAATCCTCATCACTCAATTTCACTTGATTGGTAACATCCTTAACAGGGTCAGCTTCTTTTTTTGGTGCATTCTTTTCAACAGCAGTTGTAAACTTCTTAGCATCCTCTTTTGTGCCTTTCATAAGATACCAAGATAAGCCCGCAATAATAGCTACAATAATAGCCATACCACCAATAAAGCCCATTAACTTGATATTGCGATGATATGCACGGCCAGAAGAATTACCGTCCTTCGTAGACGTATACAGCTTGTAATACTTCTCCTCGATTGAATATGTATACTCATCATAAGCCTGAACCTTAACAGACTTAGTAATCGAGTTTTGAACCTTTGTAAAACAGTAAGCCTTTGAAGTTTTACTACCGTTAGCCTCGCAATAAATGTACTGATTCACTAATTTTCGTACATCGGCATTTAAGAGCGCAGGATCAGGCGAAGTCATCCAAATATCACAATGGTTATGACGAACCATTGTTATATCAACAATCTCAGAATCTCGGCGACTAGAGAAGTGCTTTGAGAACTTCTCGTGTGTCTGTACCTCATCAATAATAATCAGGCTGTAATGCTCACACACACGCCAGTCATCTGGCAGAGGTTGAATGTAATCACATAGCTCAGCATGTCCTCTTACATTAGAATAAATGTTCTTATAAATACCGCTTTTATGAGCCGCTACAGCATCCTTAACCGTGAGATACGTTTTCCCCGCGCCAAAGGCGCCACATGTTAAACGAAGTGTGCCACCTGCTTGTTTTTGATCAAACATTATTGTTTCTTCCTAATCATTAATTTGCCTGAATTAAGTGTCAGTAAAAAAAGAGCTACTGAGACAAAAGAGCTAATAAAATGGTCTATTCGACAAATGCCCATCATTTGCAAAAGCATTGAAGGAATAGAGTTGAGATCACCAATCATTGAATTGAAAGCAGCACGTACAGCCACTAAAATTCCGACATAACTGACAACTGAAAGTCCAGCACCGGCAATGACTTTTTGAACTGAATTTTTAAGAAGCCACTCACCAAGAATTGCAAGAAACTTAAGCATTACTAATCCCCAATACAAGCTTTAGAAAATTAAAATTCTTGAGAGAAGAAGACCCACGGCTACCTAATAGTTTCAATGATTTAAGCATTACCATTCCTCAGACCAAGCATAAGAAAAATAAGACTTCCCAAATAACCTAAGCCTTGAATATATGGAGCCGCTTGTTCCCCATAGGTACAGAAAAAAGTTAAATCTTTATCAAAATCAATTGATCCAATTAAACCCATTGGAATAGAGACACGCTCCGGATTGAATGGACAAGTTTTACCAAAAACCACCGAATCTTGACGGTGATACGTTTGAATATCTTCGTTTTCTACTTCTAATTTTTCATCTTTTAATTCTGGTTTATCCTTCATCCACTCATCAGTTTTTTTCCAATCGTCATACCATTTACAGACAGTAAATGCCCACTCACAAAAAACTGGAAAAGTGAATGAGATAGATTGACCACCAGTAGGATTACCATCAGGGTCTTTAATTGGTTCAGCTTTCCCATCAGCAGCAGCACCATCATCACCCCAAGCACGGTCATTCTTATTTGGTTTATCAGTTGTAGGAGGTGTTTTATACCGAGGATCGCCAAACGGTGCAGGCTGTCCATCTAGAGTTGGAGGAGCATTTTTAATCTTGTCATCCATTTCCTTTGCTAAGTCATCACCAACACCCGTAGGGTCATGTTCATAAGCATTGGCAACTGACTGATCCATCTGACCTCTATTTGCAATTGGATTATATGTAGTCGGGTCAACAGGATCGTCATATCCTTCACCAAGCATAGCAGCGCCTAATAACTCAGGTGTTAAAGGAATTTTTGTTTTTTGTGCATTAGGGTCATAATTAGGATTTTTATCAATACTGATAGATGAATGACCTGTTCGGACAGCATTAGAACCATCAACCCAAGTGAAAGTACAGTCTTTAGGATTCTCTGAAGATGATTTAAATGCATACTTACCTGACGGTGATACTTTATTTAAATACGCAACTTCAAGTAAACAAGAATCACGTACAGTACATGATGTTGTGTTAGCTTTACCGCCATTCTGCGCATAAACAATATTCTGGCAAGATTGATTAGTAGGCTTATATTTCACATAGGATTTTGAGCCTTCATCCATCACCCAACCGATACCCTCAATTAGCTGTGTAACGGCATAAACACCGATCATCTGCACGCCTGGATTTCTTGCATAAAAAGCTACGCGTTGAAGCATTGTAGAGCCGACTTTACTCGCTGTAGGCACTGATTCAGCAATAGCAATTTTAGTTACAGTCTTACTTTTAGCAGTTACAGGATCAGTTTCAAGAAATGAGCGAGCAGAACGACCATAAACACGTTTAGCATAGTCTTCACGGTTTTGAGCTAATTTAATTTCACGTTGTAACCACCAATCACCATCATCAACTGCATGCGCTTCAACAGTGAATAAAGCAAGGCAAATCAATAATAAACGAATGAGCATACTAATCCCCCGACAATACAATCCAAAACGCTGCTAGAACCACAAAGATAAAATAGAATGTCATTTCATTTACCCCATTAAAAAAGGCGGATGCGGTGCGTACGGTCGTGCGCTCCTATCCGCCTTTTTTATGTTATTCGTTAGCCCAACATAGATAAGGCTTTACGAATCCCCCAAGCTACATAAGTTGGTAATGCTTTAAGCGTACCAGAAGCCATTAAGCCGCCAATTACAGCAACTCCCGCAAGACCGACAGTTAAGTCGATAGATGTAGAACCCGTGTCCGCAAATGCATTTGACATAGTTACAAGTGTTACGCCTGTAGTAGCAAGTGCATAGCGAACTGCTGTATTAGGTTTTTTAACAAGTTGTTGAGTAGTGTTTTCAGTTTGCATGGCTATACCTCCATATCGTTAGAGCCAAGTAGTTTTAAATTAGTACGAATCGCGGAAGCGACGTACCATATCAAAGCCGTAGCGGAGATTAACGCTGCCACCTTTTCAGGCGGTAAATTGTTTAATTCATCCATCCAAGACTGTTGATGCAAGACGACGATGCAGTAATTTATGCCGTCAATCACAGTTGTAACTGAGCAATCGTCTACTACCATCGTCAGAATCCTTTAGCCTTTACAATTAGAGATATGAGCCATGTACACCCCTTCATAAAAATAGGTGTTTCCACATTCTTGACAGATGTAAATTAAACAGCTCATAATATCCCCAATATTTAATGTAAGTTATTGATTTTTTTACATATTATACATTATGCGAACAATCGTATTATTTGAGTATAAGCCTTTGATTTCAAAGGCTTTTTACCTTTTAAATAGTTGGTTTGTTTGGTGGTGTTGGTAGCTGTACATCTACTACAACGTATTTAACACCTTTACCCGAAGTAACCATGTCGAATGTAATATCCGCTTCAATTGGAAAGTCTGATTGCTTGAACTTACGCAGCAAAGCAATATTCGATGAATCCTGCCAATTAAAAGTCTCACAGCCATTACCAATAGCGTTGCCTTGAGACAAATCCATTGGAACTTGGCAATAAAGCGCTACATGATCATAATGACGACCTGAGCCGTCAGTCGGTTTAAAATCAACAGCTTTAGCGCCTAGAATTTTTACTTTAGATGTATGCATTACATTCTCCGAGCAGTTAGAAGCACGTGATCAAGTCGCTTGGGATATGCAAGCGGATCAGAGCAACAAATTAAATTAATGAGTTCTTCAGGTTCGAATACGTCCTTAAAGACGTTGATATATTTGCCATACTGATGCTTGAGATTATCAATAGCAGTCTGGAAATTGATTTGAGCTGTTTTACTAATAGTTTCAATGCGTTCAGGCTGTAAATGTTCAGCTAAATCACGGAAACATGGGTAAGCAGCAATAAAAAATTCGCTAGGAGCAAGCAACATGTCAAACGGTAAGACACGATCAATTGCTTTAAATTCAACCTCAGCACGTTGCCAATTATCATCAGGATCACCCTCAGCACGACCTTTTTCGTACAATCTCAGATACTTACCAGAATCACGGCTACCAATACATAAAGTACGGCCTTTACCGTTTGGTCTGCGCCAATTGCCTTTATGTTCAATGTTTGGAGCACGGTTACCGAGTTGAAAACCCCCTAACCCATCTTGCATATTGCCCCAATCCACACTGACATGTTTGCCTTCAAAATCATCATGTGCAATGTCGACACGGGTTAATTTCGCTCTTTTCGCTTTGGTAACTAAGAAGTGATAAAGTCTTAATTCCCAACCGCTTTTAGCGAAATTACAGCCACGGCCATTGATCATTATTAGAATCGTATTACGTTGACCACCAATACATAAGAAGCCAAAATCCTCACCTAGAACGTAACTTTCATCATAAAAATTAAGACCTTTCTTACGGCATAAAGTCGTTGTAAAGCCAAAGATATGCTCTAAGTCAGCTTCCAAAGCTTCTACAGCAGCAGTAATACGATGTGATTCAAGAATAAATTCGTCTTCTTGCCAGAATCTATCGCCAACAGTCTCGATACCAAATGTGAAATTGACCCAGTCAATTACAGCAATTTCATTGTCAGCAGGCATTCTGTACTCGATGTGCTTCACACCATCATTGGTCATGATCATGTGAGTCCGAGGAATGGTATATAACGAATGTTCTTGAAACGGGAGATCGGCGTCTTGAGGTTGTGTATCGGATACCTTTACCCCCATCTTATTAATGGGGGTTACAACTGCCGCTTTTTTCATTCCCCCCGATAATACAGTGGGGATTGATTGTTTTTTATACTTATCCATTAGCAAATCCCCATCGCTCTAAAATTGTCATTCTCTGCTTTGATAGCGTCACAATAAGCTGCAACTTTAGGATTCTTATAGCCCCAAGCAAGCATTGTTGACTCAATGTAAAAAAGAACAAATTCAGTCTCGAAAGCTGGATTGCCCCCTACTATTAATTCAACACCACGGTCGTGAACGATCTTAGCTACGATCTCGAATGCTTGTTCTTTATTCATATATGATTTATCACAAATGATATTTTGTGGTTTTATAACATCTAATTTGTGATTTAGCAACATATCATAAAATATAAATCAGATATGATGTGTCCCCCTTTAGGAGTATGACCAATGGCAGTTACAGTTAGACTTAGAGATGAAGAAGAAGATATGGTCAAAGAAACGACCTTAGAAATGATGTTCGAAACAAAAATTCGAATTAAGGAATCGGATGTACTTCACACTTTAATTAGAAAATACCTAAAAGACATCAAAACAGAAGACGTGATGAAGTACCGAGCAGAGGTACTTAAAAAAGACGATTAATTGTTTATATTGACCCAGACTATTAACTGCCCTGCTCTAGCGTTCGCATAATGCCGACTATGTAAAATAACGCCGATTTGCCCAAGGGAATGGTTGCAAATCGGCTATGTAACATAATCAGGCATCACATTAT